AGCTCCATAAAAGCAGCTCTTCCATTGTTACCTCTTGGTTGAGCCGGGCTAATGAATAGCCAAGCTCTTTTGCAATACTAAGCTGCAACAACAGCAGGTTATCTTTACTTAGCTCCCGCTTTAATGCTTTTCATGTCTACCTCTACCTCTTCAGGGTTGCTAATAATCGCAAGCATCAGTTGCTGCAGGTCAGCATCGGCAACTTCATTTTTAAGCTCAGCTGCATCACCTGCTGCAAATAGCCGCTGCCCTGTTTCATCAGCGGCTTTCATGATCAGCAGGTTCAATGCAAACCCATTGGCATCATCACCGCCGGGCATCTTCTGCGCACGTTCGCGTTCGGCCATTGTAAGCGGCGCCGCCCACATCTCAAAGCTGGTGCCATCACCTAGGGTAACGGCACGCTTTACAGGTGTGAGATTAGCTGCTTTCTTAAGGCGTGCTAAGGCTGAATTTGTCATACAGTCGTACTGAAGTCAAATGTAGGAGCGCCAGATGGGCGGAAGGTAATTTCTACCTGCTGGGCATCATCTGGGTTGATGTTAAGGCTAGCACTAAGGAGTACCGCATCCATGGCGATGCTGCGGCTAAGTGCATCAGTGGTGCCCTTATCGGTGTACAGCTTGAAGCCGCAACCTACCTGCTGGCGCTGGAGCACATCTTCCACCATGCGGTTGGATAGTGCAGCGTCTTCGTTGGTGACGTAGACGGTAGCAGTGCCGCTGCCATCAGCAAAGCCAGGGATGTAAGCGCGGAATGGCGCATACTGCCCAGCGGTTTGCCCGATGGTGGTCACGTCGATTTCAGCGCGGCTGATCTCGAAGCTCCAGGACTGTACTTGGCCCACTGCTGCATAGTCGGCGTAAGCGACTTGGAACTCGTTGGGAGCAGCAGCGGTGCCGACATTGGTGATGTCAACAGCAGCGCCACCAGTGGTAGCGGATACCTCTAGCACGCCAGAGCTAGCGGTGTAGGCAATGACGTAGTAGGTAATACCAGCAGACAAGCCAGCAGGCAGGGTGCCGGAGCCGGCGCCGCCGGTTTGGCTGTTGACCAGAGAGAACTGCACCGGATCGCCTACCCGCAGGTTCAGGTAAGGCTCAATGGTGATTTCGTCGTCGGCGGTGTTGACGCCAGTCGTACCGAATGTTCCAGTAGTACCAGCAGGTTTGTAATAAAGGGCGCCGGACGTACCGGACAGGACAGTGACGGCCATTTTGTGAACGGTAGTGGCTGTCGTTAGTCTACATACGCTTCAAACGTTGCAGTCAATTGGGTTTGATAATACGGTTCCGGCGCTGCTGGTGTTACTTGTGATGGGCCAGAAGCAGCATCAAAGATAATGCTAGAAAACTTAGCGCGATCAAATAAGTCTTTAATGCGTTCTGCAATGGTGAAATTAGCAGCAGCGCCAACACCGATGGGAGTAAATACATTCACCACTAAGGTGCCATTCTGCCGGTTAAAGCCAGCACTACCAGTAGGCAGCAGCGTGGCGTAGTTGTTATCGCCAAGCCGCAGGAACACCTGTAGCCATGGTGTGTTGTTAGGTGGTGTGAATGGTACGTTTTGATAACTGACCGGATACACCGGCGCTATTGCCATCTCCGTTGCAATGCGTCCTTCGATGGCGGCGCGGATGTCGTTGTAGGTAGCGGTCATGAGCCTTGGCTGATGCGTGCAGCGTTAGTGCGAACAAAGCCTTGCAGATCTTTAGCAATGCCTTGCACCCAACCAGGCGGCGCTTGCTTGCTGCTGCCATTAGCCAGTGGCTCTGCATATGGCAAGTTGTTATGTACGCTGTAGATGTTGCCTAGTTTTTCTTGGCCTAGCACATAATTAACTGCTTTTGGCGGCGGGTTGCTACTACCATAATCGCCTGGCGGCGGCCCTTGGTAAGGCGCAGCATTCTGCCCAATTGCCCAGCCTCCTTTGAATCTTCCTGTTTTGACTGGGCTTTCATCTTTTAGGCGTGCATCGGTTTCCAGTACTGTCACACGCAGCAATTGCTCTAGGCGCCCTTGGACGTACTCACCAATTTGATCTACCCGGATAGCACGCGCCATTAGACCCTCAGGATAAGCTCATGGGTGATTGGCTCATTATCCTGCTCGACAGTAGTAACGCGGATCACCTGATGCGTTACGCCGCTAATCAATACACGATCAGCAGTGCTAGGCACCGCTGCTACATCTGCTGCTGCAACCGTAAGCCGCTTATCACCTGATTGGATCAGATCATTTACCTCACGCACGTTGACATCTTCCACCACACCACGCAACACGGTGTCAGATGTAGTTTCAGCAGCGGTGCCGGTTGTAGGGTTATAAGCGCCAATAGTGATGCGGCGGATAGTGGCAGTGCCGCCAAACTTAGCCATCAGCTTGGATGCAACCTTACGCAGCGGGTTAGCAAGTGCCATCAGAGCCTATATGCAACACAGTGGCCGCTTTGTAGTGTAATGCTTGTAAATACGCCATAAATAATAGTGCCCGCGTCATATTGATGGCCCGCAAGCGTATTGCCTTCCCAGTTTGAAGTCACCGCATTAATATGCGTGTTACTGGTAAATTGCAATGCACACCATCTGCCAGTGCGCGTAGCGGTATCAGTAATAAACGTAGCGCCCTTGGCGTAGTCAATGCCATAGACTGCTGAATAATTCATACCTTATAAGCAACAACTTTGCCGCTTGCCAATGTGACGCTGGTGAAGATACCAGAAACAGAATCACCAGCCTTTAGCGGTACGGTCGTAAACGTATTACCAGTTTGGTTTTCGATTACTGCGCTAGCGATCACTGCATCAGCTAATGCGTAGAGCTGCCAGAAGCGGCCAGTATGCGCGGCAGTGTCGTCGATGTATTCAAAGCCGATGCTGTAACTGCGGTCCATGATCAGCTCCGGCGGATTGAGAAGTTACCTGGTCCACTAATTCTAAGCCCTGTTAGGTAACGCTCCATGATCGGTGGCACCTTATCAGCGCCAACAGCGCCGTAGCCAAGGTTAGGCGTTACGTCGATGCTACCGATCTTGACGTTTTTGTAGTCTTCAAGCCCGCTAAGGCCAATGCCATCAGGGTTGTTGTTTAGGTACGCAGCAAGCACCACCTGTGCATATTGCACTTGCACTGGGATCTCGTTGTCGTCGAAATAATCAGTGCTGATGCGAAATGGAAAGCCAACTGCGTAAGTATTGATGTAGGTATCAGGTTTGCGCACACCAGTACGCGGCCATTGCAATGATTGCGTATCAGTAGCGCGAGCACCTAGAAACCGCTCACGATCAAGCCGTTGCGTTGCTGTAAATAGCGCACGGTTCTTTTGGTCAGTCGTAGCTGATGCCCATGCAGTGATGTCAGCATCTTGCACAAAGCCATCAATGATGGCCTGCGCGTCAGCTAGCGTCAGGTAAGAGTTTGCGTTGGCGGCGTTTGGTGTCGCCACGATCACTACTGCCATTGTCCGGCTCCGTTGGTATCAGTGTAGGCTCCGCAATAGAAAGAGAGGCCACCTCCGTAGAAGCAGCCTCCTGTTCACGCAGTCGCCGGAAAGCGAACATGCCCATTAGGCAGCGGCAGCTTTGATAACGGCAAAGTTAAGCACAATTGCTTGGCTTAACGAACCACCAGATACGTTCTTGACCGAGATCCCAAAAGATCCGGCTGCAACGGCTGTGGTTTGTACGGTATAAGCACCAGCGGTGCCAACTGATGCAACGTTGACAATCACAACATCAGTAGCAGCAACGACGCTGTTTGTGACGGTGAAGTTAACGTTTGTATCGTCGGTTAGTGCAGCACCGTTCATGGTGATTTGCCCTGACGCAGTGTTCAGGGTTACACCAGTGCTCTTGTTAGTCGCCTGAGTGACGGCGCCACCGCTGACGTAGCCGATAGCGGCTCCAGCGGTTACTTCAAAAAGAGAAGCCATGATTAGTTACCTCAGAAGTTGGAAGTAACGGTGGCCCTAACGATTCCGAGATTTTTAAGCTCGTAAACTTTAGTCCAGTTACCAATAGTGGCAAGCTGAGCTTGTGTTGGGTTGGTGGTGCCCACAAACTTAGCGCCAACCGGGTGGTAGCAGTAGTGCAGGTCGATTGACATGGCATCACTCTTGGCGAGAATGTCACGATCAGTTTCAGTCTGCATACCCATTTGCTCACCGCTGGCAATAGCGCCTTGGGTGAAGAAATACACCGGGTAGTTGGTGCTGGTAGGCACCAAGTCGTCCGAAACAATTACCCTGAGCCCCATATACAGGGGAACTGCATTGTCGCCGCCATAAGCAGCAGCAATGCTGCCAGCAAATGCATCTTGAGCAGTGCCAAGTGCAGTTTGCCGTGCCTCAGTAGCAGTCACATAATCAATGGCCTTGCGCTCAACTAAGTCGTAGTACACGGCAGAGTGGAAGGCAACGGCAACCAATTTATCGCCTTGATCGCCGAGCAATGCGCGAGCCTTAGCCACCTGACGGGGGCCAAGTGCAGTTTGCCCAGACTTGTCGAAAGAGACATCGATAAATGCAGCGCCGGCGTTGGAGGTCAAGCCACCAAATACACCTTCAAGGCATTTAATCAGGTCTTTTTGACGTTGGTTGGCAACATAGTCAGCCACCTTGGCGCCAATGGCGGCCATCGGGTCAGCGCCAGCAGCCAGGGCTGCAAGGTCACGGGACTCGAATGCACGACCACGGTGC